TGCAGGAATATTATTGAGTTTACTTTTTAATGTCTGAACTAAGTTCATTATTTTTTCATCATCTATTGAAAATTCTAATGATCTTTTAGCTCGTGCTTTATCTTTTGCTTCAGGTGAAACAGGCATAAAACCATCTGCAATACTTTGTAATTCTCTTTTTCCACTGTATTTTAAAACATCCATAACACTATCTTCATATAGTGCATTATAGTCATCTTTAATTTTTTGCTTTTCTTTTTCAGATAAATTATCTTTCTTTGCCATTACCTTTCCTCTGTGGTTTCACAGCCAAACATATTAAAACTCATGTCGACTGCACTTGTGTGAACTTTGATAACATCGGTTTGATTTAATGTTATACCTAAAACTATTGCTAGGGAATCATTTGCTGCTACTGATTTGCCATAGTATATATACTGTTTATCGTCAGCACCTGCTCCACCTACATGAACACTTAATCTAAAAGTAATAGCAGAACCTGTGCGATTTGCTGCAACAATAGAACTAACTGTTGTTTGTGTCATGTCTGGAACTGTGTATAGCACAGTAGTTGTGGTAGCTGCTGGGTCTAACTGTCCTAATACTTTAAGATTATCAGCCATGTTTCATTCCCATAAGTAAAAATTGATGTCGTTTAGAAGCCTTGCTTATAGTAGTAGACTTCATTCTATCCAATAAAGTAATTTTAGTATTAATTTCTTGTATTGCTTGTTCTATCAATCTGCGTGTTACAGCTTCATTATTTCTATCAAACTCTTGGTTTGGTAATGGCAGTGCTATCGTTTTGATATCAGCCATTATCTTTTACCATCTGGTCTAATGTCTAATCTAAGATCACCTGCTCTCCATCCATAATCACTAGATGAGTTAGATATTTTTAATGCAGCTTGTCTGCTCCTAGCTCGTGTATTTTCAAATGTAGAATTAGGAGTAACATTAATAGTTTGCAAAGTAGTTAAATCTTGTAATGGATAATCTCTACCTGAAATAGTAAAAGTAACGCTGTCGCTTGTTGATTGTTGATCTCTAAATTGTATATCAGGTATTAACTTAGATATAAAAGTAAACTTATCTCCGTCTGGCTCTAAGTCAAAATCACTTGACTCTATGTATGCTGTAAAGTCACTACCATCATTGCCATGACCTTTCTCATGATTGTAAACATAATTTACATTGCTTGAATCATTTTTACTTGCAGCTATAGGATATTCTAATATTGATGCTTCATCCCAAGCTGTTCTAGTAAAGCCATCATCTGTAGTTCCAATGCTCCAAACATTTTCTAAATAGTTATACAAAACATATTTGTCTATTTCTGTATTAGTGCCTGATGGATAAAACCACATAACCTCATTAGCAATATTATTAACAGCAGCAAATATCTTAAATGATTGACCTAAGTTTAAATCAGATAATACATAGTCTAAAACTGTGCATGGTAATTTTTCAGCAGAACCTGAGTAAACATAAAATCCACCAGTGTCCATAAAGTAAACTCTGTTGTTAGCACTTACTGCTGCATTAGGTGCTATAAGAGACTGCCCTTCTGCTACTTCTGTAAATGAAAATATAAATGGTTCTCCTACAAAACGCATAGACACTATGCCTACATCAGTCCATATGAGTATTTCTTGTCTTGTTCTAAGTGCTCCAATAATTTCAGAACCTTGTGAAAGTTGTACGCCACCAGCTTGATTTGTTGCTGTCGGTGTCCAATCTACTGCACTTTCTCTATCAGAAAATCTTACTAACAGTGGGTCTATAGCAGTTGTACCTATTGGGTTACAACCAAATGCAATGCAATGTTTGTCTACATCAGAAGTCATTACTTGTATAACATTAGTTGGCACATCACTTGCACCTGATTCTGCTGATAATAAAGTAGCTCTAGTGCTTAAACCTTCTGATTCATCCCAAAAAAATATTGGTCCACCTCTAGGTGCAGCAAGAGTATCATCACCAAAATTATCTATAGACCATGTTCTTAATTGATTAGTTAAAGATAAATCTGCTTTAGCACCCCATGTTCCATTACCCCAAGGATTTACACCCCAACCAGTAGTTCTAACATAAACATCTAGTCCTGAGTTAATTTGATATACACCATCTATTCCTGAGCCACCATTACCAGTATCACTAGAATTAGCTGTAACAGTTGCTCCATCAGTATCTTTGGCTACAAATGTATATGTATTTGCAGTAGAAACATTTACTATTTGATATTCTTGATTTAAAACAGCAGCAGTAATTAATCCACCTAAGCTGACTGCTTGTGCAAATGTAACAAAGTCGCCTTCTACTGCTCCATGATCATTATCTGTAGCTGTAATAATAGACGAGCCATTTGTTGCAGCAAATACTACTCCATTGGTAGATGTAGCCCTAATAGGATTTATATCGTAATACACATCTCCATTAAGAACATATAGTTTTTGATGAGTGCCTAATATTATAAATTGATCTCCATCAATGGCTTTGTATGGATAGAGTTTTCTACAAGTTCCAATAAAACTTCCTGAAGTAAACTTATCCCAACCGCCAATTCTTTCAGGTTTACCTTTGCGAAACCTCACTTTGTCTGCATCAAACCAGCCATACTCATTACTATAGTTAGTACCTTCTTTGTTAATTCCAGGTCTAAAGATATACTTAACTAAAGGCATTAGATTTCACTCCAATCTTTTCCTTGAAATAAAAAAGCTTCTGCTTCTCTTCTTCTAACAAGACCTTCTAATACTTTGCCACCTGCTTTATTCCAACGCTTTATCTGATTAGGCACTTCATTCCAATCTTTTTCATTAATTTTAACTAGCATAGTGCTGCTATTAAGATTGCTAGGACCTAAATTGTATGTCCAAGATGTAAGAGAATCAAATTGATTTTGTGTTAAGTCAACCTTTACTGCATCATTTACATATCCACCATACTCGTGTAACTCTTCTTCGAGCCAAGCATCAGCTTGTTCTTGTGTGCAAGTATCACCAGCCTTTACTAATTTAGTTCTTCCATAAGCTATGGTTAATACATTTACAGCATCGTAGTATGCTTCTAATTCACAGCCTTCAAACTTTTTTATAAGCGATATTCCTTCTTGTGATATGTTCATTTGTTCCCCTGTGGTGTAGTAACCTTCCTATAATATACAACTACTTCTTGTAACTCACTTATATAGCGTTTTAATTCTTGTGTGTTGTATGCCATTAACTCGTAGTCAGGTACTGACATTGCAAGAAATACAACATTACCACTTTCTTTTTCTATTCGTGTAAGAAACTCATCTAAGTTTTTATCTGAAACAACATACCAGTAAGGATCGTTTAATGATATTTCACGAGGCATAACTGGTTGTGCTATAGATCGCTCTATAGGTTTAGAAATAATTTCTACTTGCTGTCTACTCGGAAACAGACTGCAACTGGAGATTATCGTCAAGACCATCAATAGTCCTGCTAACTTCTTCGATGCTATCAAATACTTTTTTTGTTCCATTGTTTACTCTTGTTTCAATTAAATTAGGTTTAGCAATAGCTAATTTAGTTAAGTTATGTCTTTTAAATATATCAAGATAACGAGTCATTTCTAATTCTATTTCGTTATTTCTTTTTTGTATTTCTAATAAACCCTCTGATTGTGTTTTAAAATCTTCTTGTAAAGTTTTAATAGCTTCTTTTTGTTCTTGATCTCTAAGTTCAAATGCTTGATTTAACTCTGCTAGTTTTGAGTTTTCGTTCCAAAGAAAAAAAGTAAATAAACCTAATACTCCAAGAACACCTAATAAAATTCTACTCATTAGCCATTCAACGGATTATCGTCTTTGTTTTCTAGTTTGCTTATATTTTTTTCTAAAAACTCTAGATCAGCTTTAATGGTAGCTATGTCTGTTTTTATTTCTGTAACATCTGGCACTTCTACGCTGTCTATTTCTTTTTCTAAAAACTGTACTGATGTTTCTATAGATGCAAAGCGTTCTTCAATCAATTTCATTTCGCTTTCTGTTTCACCTATGCCACCAATCTTAGCTTCTAGATTAGCAATTCTATTAACATACTGTGCTCCAGTCCATCCAAACCCTGCTAAGGTAGAAACTATTGTTGCTAAAGCTATAAGCTGTCCTGTTTTGCTTTGAAACCAATCCATAATTATCTCCACATATTAGGTTGATCACTTATCATCTGACCTAAACCTTTTAAATTATCATTTACCAGTCCATAGAAAGCACTGGTATTATCATCTAGTGTAGCAGAAGTATATATATCAGAGCTACTATACCAAGTCGGTGCATCAGGTACGCTTGTTT